TGGCATGACCAACGACACTACCGAAACATCTTTGACGGATTTAAGCGAGGGCGTCGGGCGTGTTCTAAATCTTTCTAAGCCTGAACGCGCCAGTGTTTTGCATTCACTGGTCGCCACGTTGCGTCAAGCGGGTTATGAGAATAATCCTATAAACCGTGCTACGTTAACTAATGCGGTGACGGGCGTTCAAAACATATGCAATATTGACGACCGCGGATTATGGGAAAGTCGCGGCGCTAAAATTCTCAACATGGGCAATTCCGCCCGCGGTAATTTCCCAGTATTGCAAGCGGCTTAATACCCGTAAGCAATAGAAAATCGCCCCGCTTCGGCGGGGCTTTTTTTTGCCTGTTGCTTTTATCCTTTACAAAGTCTTATACTCTCCCAATGTTGAAAACTGTTAAATATTCCGAGGCGAATAAAACGAGCGGTTGCGCCGTTACATATAGAGCGGGCGCGTCCAGTCAATATGGGTCATGTCCCGCTTCCTGTTCGCTGAATTGTAAACCGAAGCAATCCGCCGAGCGCGTCGACGTTCCATATATCAAGGCGCTACTGCGAGCAGTGCCACGCGGCGGGCAATCGTTCACATATACACATTTTGCGCCGTCCCATTGGTTGCCATTCGTTGGCAAGCGGGAGCGCGAAACTGTTATAAATTACTCGGCGCGAAACTTAGAAAGCGCCGCCAAGTATCAGCGCCGCGGGGTTCCCTCCGTTGCAGTCGTTCCGCGTGAATTCTGGAGCGGGCAAGCTTCAACCAAGGCGGCGGAGTCTGGCGGCGTTCGCGCTATCCGTTGCCTCGCTGAATATAATAAGCGCGTGAATTGCTCCAACTGCGGCGGCTCAGGCGGGGCGCTATGCGCTAGGAAGCGCCGCGATTATGTCGTGCTATTTACCGCGCACGGTAGCGGGGCGAAACTCGCCGAGAATACCAAGCGCGGCGGGTGCTATGCTGAATACGGGCGCGTCGCTATCCATTGGCGGGCGACTGTTAAGGCGGCACCTAATGACCCGCAAGCGCTCCGCTCGTTCGTTCTATCCTTACCTAACGGCGCAACACTGCGCCATCACGTCGCGGGCGATTTGGGGCGTTTTTCATAGTTAATTAAGGCGGCGCGTGGCGCTCGTTCCGCGCTCGAAACCTACCAGATTATAAACCGTGCATAATTCCGAGTTTTTCTCTTGTTGTATGGGATAATATGCGCTTTAATATATGGGCGGTAATTTTGCCGCTTATTATGGAGTCATTAACATGGCTTGCGGAAAGACAACAATGCAGTACATACCTTGCGGGTCGTTCGGCGCGAATGTTAAAGAGTCGAGCATACCTTGCGGCGGTACTGGCTACGACGGGCAACAAGTACTATGCCCAACGTGCGAAAGTAAAGGCGCGGCGTCGCCTGTATTTGAAGAGGAAGCGCCGCTTTCATGTGAAGACGTGGGCAACGATGTATACGACGCCCACGGTCATTTAATCAACTAGCGGGGGATACTATGGGTAGATCCAAGCATAACAGGGTAAACCGTTCGCGGAGAAAGACTGAGAAGCGCCAGATAGCGCTTAATAATCTTCTTAAAAAGAAAGACCCTAGCGAGCACCAGTTACATTTAATCGAAACACTACAACAGCGCCTTGGCGCGGGGGGTGTATATTGAAAAGATTAATCTTACCTATCATAGCCGCTGAAACTCAGCGCAATCTTCAGGCGTTCACCATTGATCTTATTAAATCCGATCAATTGGTGCGCGTTGCCACAATGGGGCGCGAGTCTTTGCGCGGGGTTCCTTTCGTTCACCGTTCCATCGGATCCGTGCCACGCGGTACCCAGTTAGAACTAGACGTATAATCTTCCCAATGCCCACGGATCGGGCGACATTTACCCGCCGCCTTGGCGGGTTTTTTTTGGGGTCTTATACCATTACCCCGATCATTTAAAACTCGTGACGGTCAATTCTCGACGTCGTTTATATCGCGAGACTCGCTAAAACAGCGATTATCAGGTAATTTGCCAAGCGGGCGTACGTACTGCGATTTAAGGCGGGACGTTCGACCTGGGCGGGACGTTCGACCTGGGCGGGACATATACTCCGCGATCTTAACGTGCCGCCGTTCGTGCTCACCGTTCACCGTTCGTGCTCACCGTTCACCAGTCGGCACCGTTGCCGCTGGGCGAACGGGCCAGTCGAACGGGCCAGTCGAACGGGCCAGTCGAACGCGACCAACGGACCGAACGTAACGCTTGGGTCCCTTCCCGTATCGGGTCAAATCTTATTCGACGGATCCGCGGATCCTCCGATTTTCCCGCGGCGCCGGCGTTCGCGCAATTCTCGGCTTGGTCCATGTTTTTGACGAACAATTACCTGTAATTTGGTATAGTTGTTAACTGTTAATTTATTTTACTTAAAGTAGGTAAAGATGACTCAACAAATAACCCCCGAAATAGAAGCAAAAAAGCTTAAATTAGAGTTACGTCTTGCTCAATTAGAAAAAAATGATGCATGTAAAAATAATTTTTTAAATTTTGTAAAAGCCATGTGGCCTCAGTTTATTACAGGAAGACATCATAAAATAATTGCAGAAAAGTTAGAAAGGGTGGCAAAGGGTGAATTAAAAAGACTTATTGTCAATATGGCTCCAAGGCATACAAAATCAGAATTTTCAAGTTTTTTGTTTCCTGCATGGATGATGGGTAAAAATCCCGATATGAAAATTATTCAAGCAACACACACCACGGAACTTGCTGTTAACTTTGGTCGTAAAGTAAAAAATTTAATTGAACAAAAAGATTATCAAGAAATTTTTCCAGAAACAAAATTATCAGCCGATAGCAAAGCATCAGGTAGATGGGATACTAATAAAGGTGGTATGTATTATGCAGTAGGGGTTGGATCAAACTTAGCTGGTCGCGGTGGCGATTTAATAATTATTGATGACCCTCATTCAGAACAAACAGCTATGAGTAATACAGGGTTTGATGATGCTTGGGAATGGTACACGGCAGGACCACGGCAACGTCTACAGCCTAAAGGAGCTATAGTTTTGGTTCAAACACGCTGGTCAGAGAAAGATATGACCGGACAGTTAATAAGAACTATGGCTAAAGATCCTCTTGCTGACCAATGGGAAATAGTAGAATTACCAGCTATTTTTGAAAGTGGGGATCCTTGCTGGCCTGAATATTGGCCTTTAGACGATCTTTTAAAAGTAAAAGCTTCTATTCCGCCATCAAAATGGAATGCACAGTATCAACAAAACCCTACTGGTGAAGAAAATGCAATAATAAAAAGAGAATGGTGGAAAAAATGGGAAGAAGAGGATATTCCTGAATTACAATACGTAATACAAAGTTATGATACTGCTTATTCAAAAAAGGAGACTGCGGATTATTCTGCAATAACTACGTGGGGAGTTTTTTATCCTGAAAAATCAGGTTCCCCTGCTTTAATATTAGTAGATAGCAAAAAAGGCAGATGGGATTTTCCTGAACTAAAAAGAGAAGCACTTGACCAATATAAATATTGGGAACCTGATACGGTAATAATTGAAGCAAAAGCTACGGGATTGCCCTTGACCCACGAACTACGGAACATAGGAATTCCTGTTGTTAACTTCACGCCATCAAAAGGAAATGATAAACTTACACGAGTGCATTCAGTTTCTCCTTTATTTGAAGCAGGAATGGTATGGGCTCCTGATGAAAAGTTTGCTGATGAAATGATAGAAGAAGTAGCTGCTTTTCCAAATGGAGAATATGACGATTTGGTAGATAGCATGACCCAAGCATTAATGAGGTATAGACAAGGAAACTTTGTTCAATTACCTTCTGATGACCTTGAAGACTACGACAACTCTGCTAAGATTAGAGCTTATTATTAATGTTTCAATCACCCTCAATTGTTATGGAAAAAACAATGTATAAAAATCCAGAAAACGTGGTTAAAGCCATAGATTTTATTACTTATAGTTGTTCAGGCTGGGCGTGTGTTGCGGCTTATATGCAACATTATTCAACCGTAATAGCTATATCTATTGGAATAGTGTCTTTAATTATAAGCTTAATATATAAACACATGAATTATCTTTTAGAAAAGAAAAAATATGAAAGGATGTTTGGAGAGGATAAGTGACAAACATACCTTGGTACGTTGATTTATTTATCTTGTTTCTACCTCTTTTATTGTCAACAACAATTGGATTATGGATAAACATAATGTTGCGGAGGATAAACAGGCAAGAAGGTGGGAAACCTTGGTCTATTAAAAAGAATTTTTTAATGGCGCTTTTGATTTCTAGTCCATTAGCTGCTCTTACTCAATTATTATTACAACATCAATTAAAAAGTTTTGTTCATATTGAGAATGGTTTATCGATGATTGTGTTTGATGCAGTCATGTCGCCATTCTTAGTTCTTATACTACATAGCATATTACTATGGTATTTTAATAAAAAAGATTGGGGCAATGCTTATAGATTTATAAGAGTTAAGCACATTGAAACGCCAGAATATTATGCTGCGGACGTTTCAGATTTTACTATTCAAAATTATAGAAAAGGAGAAAAAAATGAATAAGATTAAAGATTTAGTATTAGATATTGTTGAATCTTTACCTAGCTTCGTCTGGTACGCTGGATGCTTTGTGCTTGGTTTTATCATTGGTGCATGGTAGTTTGACAAATGCCTTCGGACCAGCTATTAGAGCAATATCTTCAATCTAAACGTCAATATGGATCAATATCTGATGAACTTAAAAAAGATATTTTAAGACAATCTGATGAAAAAGAAGGTTTTATTAAAGATGATGGTTTGGGGTATTTTCAAAATAAGATAGCAGAAGAAGCTAAAAATATTTCTAAAGCGGCAATAGACCCTGAGTATTGGGAAATTGCTGCTGGAAAAACACCAGAAGTAGCCACAGGTCTTGCAAGAGTAGCCCCTAATATAGTGGGTTTCCCTGTAGATGCTATTAATTTAGCGGGAGCAGGTTCTTTTTATACTGATAAACCTGTTTTAGGAAGCGAATGGCTTGCAGAAAAACTAGGTTTACCTGAAAGAACAGGTAGCTCAACTGAATTTGCATCTGAAATATTTGGTGAATTTTTACTACCTACCCCTCGTCTTATAGGCAAAGCTTTATACGGATTAGAAAACTTAACTACTAGCACTTTAAAATCATTAGGAAAACAAATACCTGATTTATTAGACGCGCCTCTTTTACAAAAGGCTATTCCACTACAACTTGCAATAACACCTAGCGGCCCGCGGCTCACGGCTCCTACAGATAAACCCGTGTATCACGTAACCTTTTCAGAACACGTACCTTCAATAAAAGAAAAAGGTTTGTTACATTTTTATGGGGAAGGCCCTAACTGGGATATGGCTGCAACAGGTGATGCTTATAACCCTACTTCTGGAATTTTTGCCTTTGAAAATCCAGAAGATGCGCTTAAATGGAGCATCACTATGGGGGATGCTTTTAACAGCCCTATTTCAATAGTAAAATTAAAACGACAAAAAGGGTTTAAGACAGATCCTTCACAAGATCCTCAATTAACAACAGGTAAGGGTAAATCTCTTGTACTAGAAGACGACCCAGTACCCGTAGAAGATATTATGGAATCTTTTGAACTTGGAATTTTAGGCAAAGAAAAGCCAACTATGCTAGAAGGTAAGAAAGTACAGTATAGCGAATGGGTAGATTCTTGGAGACAAAAATTAGCCGGGCCTGGTAAAAAATCAGGACCAAAAGAAAGAATACTAGACTCCAGAGGGTTTTATATTAAATCATATGAAGCAGCAAAAGATTTTCCAGAACACATAGCTGGTGCTGTTCCAAGCTGGCAATTTAAAAAATTCCTTAATAAGAAGAAAGGCATATCTAACAGTGAAATGAAATGGCTGGAATTGGATGAGTTATTTCAAAATAATCCTACAGTAACCAAACAACAAGTATTAGATACCATAGACAAAAATCGTATTGAGCTAGACGTTA